ACTGATCCCAGATCCATTCCACCCTTTCGTTTGTTACATAGACACTTATTAACGTGCCAGCGTAATGGATCAGGGATCAGCATCCAGTGAAGACGGCTCGTATAAAGCGGTGTGACACTGGATCTGTCCCTTGAGGGTTTCCCAATTTTAAGTGTAGTACAACCCCACAATCGAACACTGTTATTTTGAGTTTTTTAATTCCGTAAATAACAAAAGGGAATATATCCTATATAATCCCTTGACATCATATTGTCAATAGTATAAAAAACTTTTTATGAAAGGAAATATAAATATGGAAAAACAAAAAAGAATAACACTTAACGCAGATAAGCGAAAAGTGATTGCTGATGTGTTTCAAGATCATTTTGAAAGTAATTCAAAATTTAAGAAAGCATGGCAAGACGCAAAAGAAACATACACTAAACTACGACAACAAGCAAAAATAAAAATGGAAGTGCTTGTTAGAAAACACCACCCACAAGAAGATGTTGATACAATTCGTTCTATGATGAATAAGTATGGCGACAGAAATGGTGGACAACTGCACAATGATAATTGTTTTTATGTTCAATCAGATGAACTAAAATTAGAAAAAGATTATCATGGCGACATGGTACAAAGAGAACAAGATGTTCATATCAAGTTTGGCGACATGGACAAAGACTTTCTAACTTCTTATTATCGTGATGAGATGAAAGCAAAAGACATTGACGCAGATTATGATGTTAGATTAGGCGACAACTACGACAAAAGAAATCCGACTTATTACAATTCAGAAAGTCAAGTTAATAAATTTTTAGGTCATGGTAGTCGTAATGATGTAAGTGGTAATTCCATGTACCCAAAAGATGAATGGGATAATGACTTTAAACTTTGGGTAATTGGTAGTGATTATTGTTCGGCTAGAAAATTTCAAACTTCACATGAAGAATATTTGTGGTTTTGTAATTTCAATACTGCCATGTCAGATGTAATCAAATGTCATCAACAAATGTTTCAGCATGTAGATAAAAAAATGCAGAAACTAAAACTTGGTTTGAAATCTTACAGATACTTTGATCAAGCAAAAGAACTAGCTGACCGATTGGGGGTTGTGTTAAATGAAAGTATATTAGACGCACATTCTAGTATGGCTCTTTCAATTTATAGTCCGAGCAATTTAGCTGATCTTTTGACAGATGAGGTTGAACAAACTCGTGATGAGAAAATTGCGATTGCAAAACAACTATTACAAGAACAACAAAATAGTTTAAATTAGTGTTTGACAATGTAAGGGATATCCTATAATATCCCTTACATAACAGAAAGGTAGATATGGTGTTGCGAAAAATGGAACACCTTATTATGTTTATTATGATCTAGACGCACATGGATATAGAACAGCAACGACAACATGGAAAGTGAGGCACTAATGTTGAAAGCATTTTATTTTGCACTGCACTTTGCAGTAATCTTTTTGGGTTGCATTATTGCAATCCATTGGGATATGACTTTGGGATTAATCATTGCCGGATTTTTTACTTGCAAATGGTTTTTTATGTTTCCACATATGGAGGGCAGAAATGAGTGATTTTAATTGGTGTCATGGTCCGAGTTGTCATAAGAAACATACTGTTGACAGAGTGCGAGGTGTTAAAGGCTCAAAGGTTTTAAGAACTCGTAAGATACCAACAAGAGGTAGACAAGAGTTATATTGGTATGATTATTTCTGTAGTCAAAATTGTTATGACAATTTTGCCAATAAATATATCCAACAAGTTATTGCTATTGCACCACGTACCGAGTGCCTTGAAACACCTATTCATGACCCTACAAGAGAGGCTCATGATACTAGTTGGGGACATAAATGGTATGACACAAAAATAGAGGTTGACGAAAGTAGGCAAGGCTGATAGGATTATCCTATTAACAAGAAAGGATATATGACACAAACAAACACAGAAAGAACTGAAGAACGTAAGAACAGATTCAACGGCGAGTCTGTTATGCTTACAAAAGAAGAGGCAAGAAGACATGATTGTATTTTCTTAGCTGAAGTAATGGCAACACTCGAAGACAGAACTTTAGGAACGGGCGCGTCTAAACATTGGGATATAATGCGTAAGCATTTAGATTGGTTTAGACAGCACAATGCTAAAGCATACATGGTCCTTTTGGACTAGCCTTTCTTACCCTGGCGCTAACGCGCCAGGGGTCCCGAACCAAATCCAAACATTAAATATAGATAAGATACCCACCCCCCTTTTACGTACAAAGGGGTCCCACTACTCTAGGTTGTATTGCTTGATTTAGACAGTTTTACCTGGTAAAAACATTTTCAACACTTTAAACATAGTGCAAAAAATTTTTTAAAAAATTTTAAATGAATTTGAATAATATAGATATAAGTAAACTACCTTCTGACGTCAGAAAAACATTTAAACAATTACAAGTTTTACACGCAGAAAAAAAGATACAGAACAAAGCCAAAGAAGACTTCATGTCCTTTGTCAAATGTGTGTGGCCCGATTTCATAGAGGGGTCTCACCACAGGCACATAGCAGATAAATTTAATAAACTTGCAACGGGTGAAATAAATCGTTTGATCGTGAACATGCCACCTAGGCACACTAAATCAGAATTTGCCAGTTATTTGTTGCCAGCATGGATGGTGGGCCGTGAGCCAAAGCTCAAGATCATTCAAGCAACGCACACAGGAGAACTCGCAATCAGATTTGGTCGTAAAGCAAAGAATCTAATCGACTCAGAGGATTACGCAAAAATTTTTAAGACAACCCTACAAGAAGATAGTAAAGCAGCAGGACGTTGGGAGACGGCACAGGGCGGTGAATACTTCGCAGCTGGTGTAGGTGGTGCGATCACAGGTCGTGGTGCTGATCTACTTATAATAGATGATCCACATTCCGAGCAAGATGCACTGAGTCCCACGGCTCTTGAATCAGCTTACGAGTGGTATACGTCAGGTCCACGTCAACGTCTACAACCAGGAGGCAAGATCGTGCTCGTCATGACGAGATGGTCCAACAAAGATCTCACAGCAAAATTAATTAACAACCAGAAAGAAGCGAAAGCTGATCAGTGGCACGTGGTCGAGTTTCCGGCAATCATGGACCACGGAACAGATGAAGCTAAACCTGTTTGGCCTGAGTATTGGAAACTAGATGAGCTTGAGAAGGTACAAGCAACACTGCCCACGGGTAAATGGAATGCACAATGGATGCAAAATCCAACAGCTGAAGAAGGTGCAATACTAAAACGTGAGTGGTGGCGGATATGGGAACACGATTGGATACCAACATTGCATCATGTGATACAATCTTACGATACAGCATTTTTAAAAAAAGAAACAGCAGACTACTCAGCTATTACTACATGGGGTGTGTTTTATCCTGATGAGGACAGTGGTCCTAATTTAATGTTACTTGATGCAATAAAAGGACGTTACGAGTTTCCAGAATTAAGACGTTTAGCATTGGATCAATATAAATATTGGCAACCTGAATCTGTGATTATTGAAGCAAAAGCAAGTGGTTTGCCCTTGACGTATGAACTACGGAACATGGATATACCTGTTGTAAACTTCACACCTAGCAAAGGAAACGACAAGCACGCTCGTGTTAATTCTGTTGCACCTTTATTTGAATCTGGTATGATATGGTGTCCGGAGCAGAAATTCGCAGACGATGTCATGGAAGAATGCGCAGCATTTCCCTACGGCGACCATGATGACTTAGTGGACTCAACCACACAAGCTATCATGCGATTCAGACAAGGTGGGTTAATACAACACCCTGAAGACTACGTTGACGAGCAAGTCAATAAAACTAAAAGGAATTATTATTAATGAAGTCAATCATTAGAAACTTTATCGCTAAAATGGTAGCTGGTCGTTCTGACGATGGCATCATGATTACATTAAAAGATCCTAAAAAAGTAGAATTTCAAGGAAGGATGTTAGAAGATTTGTTGATGCGTAATGGTATTGATCCAAATGCCATTAAGAGTGAACAGCAATTAAAAAATATTTTAAATCAAATTGAAGCGTTTGAAAAAAAGAATTTAGCAGACAATATTAGTAGTGGAATCAGAAACACAAAGTCAGCAAAAGTATTTGATCTCGAAGGAAAAGAAATACCAAAAGGTTCTAAGATCATGGGTGGTAAAGCAGTTGATGATCTACCACCACCAGGAAGCAGAGGTGGTGATGATGATATTGCAGCGCCTTTTCAATCTCAAGAAGAGACTTTAAGAAACATGACTGAAGCAGAAATAAAAAGAGAAATAGAAGAAAATAATAAATCTGCCGTTAAAAAAATACTTGAAAGAAAAAACAGAGAAGACGTTTACGGTTTAGACGACTATAACACAACAAACATGTCAGAAGTTAAAAAACAAATTATAAGATTGGAAACTAGACTTGGTAATTTAAATCCTGAACTTCCTGGTTTTAAAGATAGAGCAAGAGTACTAGTAGATGAGATAGAAAATTTAAAAAATAAAATGCGAGATGACAAAGCAGACGGTGGTATCATGCGTCTTGGTTTCAAAGATGGTATGAACAGAAGAACGTTCTTAAAAATATTTAGTGGTCTTGTATCTCTACCAATTATCGGTAAAGTTTTAAAACCATTAAAGGTCGGTAAAAAAGTAACTCAAGTGCCGATTATCAAAACTGGTGATGTGCCTGGTAAACCAGAATGGTTTGATCAGTTAGTTAACAAAGTAATTCTTGAAGGTGATGAAGTTACAAAAAGATTTGCAACTCAAGAACGACAGGTTGTTCACATGAAAAAAATTGACGATGAAACGACTGTCATGGTAACACAAGATTTAAATGACGGATCGATTATGGTTGATGTAGATGATCCAATAAGAAATGTTATGGGAGAAAGTGGACAAGAAACATCAGTTCAAATGATGCTTAAAAAAAATCCAGGTGATGAATCAAATCCAGCTACAGTTGACGAATTCTCATTTACAGAAAATGATATGAGAAACTATATGGATGGCCCTGACGATTACACAACAGAGTTTACGGAAAACACTGTTAACAAGATGAAAGATCTTACATCTGATCTAGGTAAAGTTAAAAGCTATGCTACAGGCAAAAAACAAACAATGAAAGAATTTATAGAATCTAAAAAAAGAAAAGATAAAGTTAGATTTGCAGAAGAGAAACCAGCAGAGTATGCAGCAGAACGTGGACCTGAAGTTGACTATGATCCAGAACCAGATTTTGCAAGAGGCGGTATCGCTAGAATGTTAGGTGAGTAATGGAAGACCTACAAGATAAAATTATAGAGTTGATGGATCTCTTCGACGGAGAGGTTACAACAGCAGACAAGATAAACAGACCACAGAGAGCTTTAGAAAAAGAAGCTATCGATGATTTCATGAAACGTAATCCAATGGCCGGGGGTGGTATGTTAGTGCAACCAAGTGCTGATGGATCTAGACCTGGGTATGCAGACAAATCAGGAAGAGAAACAGTTCATTTAGTAAATGAAACAGGTAATCCAAATCATAGTGGAATATACAGAACTACAAATCTTAAATCAGGTTCTGTTAGTTATCGTGGAGGATACACAAGAAGAGGAAAAGGAGGCAGACAAACTACTCCATTTCGTAAAACTATTAAAGAAGCAAGAGCTGATCTTGATAAAGCTTTAGAGATTCCAAAAGGTAAAAGTGTAATTCAATTACAAAAAGAAAAAGGCGCAGGTAATTTATTAAATGATGAAAAATTTATGAACGAATTAGAAAACGCTTTTGAAGAAGTTTCTAAGTTAGAGAAAAAAGGGTACGGTAACATTGATAACATTGTAAAAAAATATCAGAAAAAATTTTATGTAAAAAAAGGTAGTAAAACTATATCTGGTTCTACAGTTAAAAAAGGAACAGATAATGTATTTACTAAAACTTTAGCAACAGAGATTAGGGAGTATGCAAAAGATTTAGAAATATATAATTTAGAAAACCCTAAAATCGAAAAAGCTATAGAGGCATATAAAAAAATAAAAAAACCTGTAAGAGGAACATATGACAAACCAGGAACTTTAGAACTAATAGCTAAAAGATTTGGTTTAGATAAAGATAATTTTAGTAGTTATTTAACTAAATTAAATGAAAGAAACTATATTCCGATTGCGGATGCAGATGAATATACAAAAGCAATTAGAGATGCCGAAAAGAAAGCTCTTAAAAAATTTAGTGATAGATATTTTGAACGAGTGCTTTCTGCACCGATGACTAGTGGAAAATATTTTGCAGATGCTGCAGATGACGAGGTTGTTAGATTACAAAAAAGTCACTTAGGAGATAAATTAACACAAGACGTTAAAACAAGTAACATTGGTTATGCAGCTCAAGAAATAAACCAAGAGGTATTAAAAGATATAGATTTAGAAATGAGAAAGATAAATAAACAATTAGCAAATCTATATAAAAATAAACCTGCTGGTTACAAAGAAAAGATGGATATCTTAAATAGACAAGGAACTGATTTAGCAGCAGTTTCTAAAGGCTATAAAAAATTTGAAGCTATAGATCCAGATACAGGTAAAAAATTTGTAATTAATTTTAGTTCTCCTAGTCAAGAGATTGACCCTGGAAGAGTATTGGGAGAGGATGTAAAGCTAGCTGATATAGACAAGCAAGATAAAGCTCTTGTTAGAGATTTAAAAAAAGATGCAATGCAGTCAGCTACAAAAACAAAAGCACAAGTTCAAGCTGATATAGATACTATAAAGAAAAATCTATTTGACTTTACAAAAGGAGAATCTCAACAAGTAAAAGGTCTTGCTGCTTACATGAAAAAAATTAATCCAGATATAGTTTGTAATTTATCTAATGGTGTAAATTGTAATGACCCAAGAGCATATCAAAAATCAATAAATGAATATACTCAAAAAGCAGCACAAGGGGATAAAAAAGCAGCTGCTATATTAAAAAATTTTTCAGCAAAAGCTGCTACAGCAGGTAGATTTATAAAAACTTCTTTAGGTCCATTAGCTATTGCAGCTGAGTTTGCATTAGAGGGTGGTATAGCGTTAAACACAACTTTATCAGAAGGAGTTCCTTTTAAACAAGCATTTGCTGATTCTTATATAAACAAATATGTATTTGGTCCTAAAATACAAATTGACAAAGAAGCAGAGATTGCAAAAGAGATGGCTAAAGGTGAAGAGTTTGCAATGGCTAAACGTGGTGAAAGAATGTTTTTACCTCAAAGCGCGACAGCTGATGCACAAAGATTAAAAAAACGAGAAGAAGAAATGAAAGCGTTATACCCACAATTAGATATGGTAAATTTATCTAACAAAAAAATAGATGAATTACTAGCTGCTCAAGGAGTCTACAGTCCCTTTACTTTAGGTTTTGGTATGCAACAAAAACAACCTGGTATCGGTGACATGAGATATAATGAAGATGTGGCTTACGATGAGATACGTGATATTTTTAACAAGGGTGCTGAAGAAGATATAAGAAGACAACAAATGCAATCTATAGCAGATGCAGGAGGTGTTGCTAATTTAGCAAAAGGTGGACGTGCAGGTTTTAAAGTAGGGTCACTTAGAAAAGGTGTGTTATCTTTGATAGATGAAAGTGTTAAATCAACGCCAAAAGATATGACTACAGATTTAGATGCTTTAATTAAAAAAACACTTAATAAAGATTTTTTTGATAAAAAAGATAGAATCATAGATAATATAAATGCAAAAATTAATAGAGCAAGAGCAAAAGGATTAGATTCAGAAGAAATTGGTAAAAGTCAAATAGAATTTTATGATGACATTCTAAAATCTAATTTTAAAACAAAGACAGGACCTTTCTTTGATCGTCGTAAAAAAGCAGGTGGTGGCTTATTAAAACAAGCAGGTGATAGATTAGGCCCGCCACCAGAATCAGGACCAAACTCACAAGGGTTGCAAGGTCTATTAAATCGTGTTAAGAAGGTATAGGAGTAATAAATGGCAGATATAGATAAAGGACTCCCTAACACTCGTACGAAACTAGACATCCCTTCAGAAGAAGAGATGGCAGAAGAAGTTAGTGTTCAGGAAGAAGAAGCAGAACAAAAAGGACCAGTTGAAGTAGTACCAGAAGAAGATGGTGGTGCAACGATCGACTTTGAACCGGGAGCTATAAACATACCGGGCACAGAAAATCATTTTGATAACTTAGCAGATATTTTACCAGAAGATATTTTAGAACCAATTGGAAACGAGATGGTTCAAAATTACATGGACTATAAAGCTTCAAGAAAAGAATGGGAGAATAGTTATAAAACAGGTTTAGATCTTTTAGGATTTAAATACGAAAATAGAACTGAACCTTTTCAAGGAGCTTCAGGTGCAACACACCCAGTGTTAGCTGAAGCAGTTACACAGTTTCAAGCGCAAGCTTACAAAGAATTATTACCCGCAGATGGGCCTGTAAGAACAGATATTGTTGGTATTAAAAACCCACAAACTGAACAACAGTCAGAGCGTGTAAAAGATTACATGAATTATTTAATTATGGATCAAATGAAAGAATACGAATCAGAATTTGATTCGATGTTATTTCATTTACCGTTAGCTGGTTCTACTTTTAAAAAAGTATACTATGATACAACGCTTGCAAGAGCGGTATCAAAGTTTGTACCAGCAGATGAATTAATCGTTCCGTATACGGCTACCTCATTAGACGATGCGGAAGCGGTTATTCACACAATAAAAATTTCTGAAAACGAATTAAGAAAACAACAAGTATCAGGTTTCTATTCTGACATAGATTTAGGACCTCCTGGTACAGATGTTAATGATGAATTAAATAAAAAGGAACGTGAACTAGAAGGTACAAAAAAATCTGGAAAACAAGAACCGATTTATACTTTGTTAGAGTGTCACATAAACTTAGACCTGGAAGGTTTTGAAGATCAAGGAACGGATGGACCAACAGGAATAAAATTACCTTACATCGTAACAGTCGAAGAAGGTAGTAGGAAAGTTCTTTCTATTAGAAGGAACTATGCGCCCAATGATCTAAAGAAAACTAAGATCCAATATTTTGTCCACTTCAAATTTCTGCCAGGACTTG